TCAGATATTGGTGCAGTGCCACTGTACGTATTTCGTACACCCGATAATAACTATGGTCTGTACCCATATCCAGATAAAGCGTACACACTCAAGTATGACGCATATGTAAGGCCGACTGCTTTGTCTGCTGCTACAGATGCACCCACAATTCCTGAACAGTTTCGTCAGGTAATTGTAGATGGTGCCACTGCATACGGCTATCAGTATCGTGGTGAAGCACAGCAGTATGGCATTAACTTTGCTAGGTTTGAAGAAGGCATTAAGCATATGCAGAGTTTGTTTATTAATAGGAACTATAGCTACGTGCGTTCTACGTACATTCCGCAATCACAACGGTACGGTACTTCAGTATTTCCGACAGGGGGCTAACACATGGCTGATGAAGCGCAACTCAGTCCGTATGTGTTTGCCTGTGAGGGTGGATTAGTTCTTGACCAGCCAACCTTTAAGATGCAACCCGGCATGGCTCTTGAACTAGAAAACTTTGAGCCAGATACACGTGGTGGATACAGACGTATCAATGGCTACCTAAAATGGAATAGCAATATTGTTCCACAGACTGCCAGTTCTACTGAAAAAGTATTGATGTCTGCGTACTTTAACAGTAAAGTTATTGCAGCACGAGGTGAGAAAGTATTTGAAGTAGCTAGTGGTAGCGGTTCATGGTCAGAGATTGATACAGGACGTACTAGTGCTGGTAAGTATACACACCATCGTTATAATCTAGGTGGCACAGAACATATTGTTTGGGCTGACGGTGCCAACCACGCTACCAAATATGATGGCACTACAGTAACAGACTTAAACGCTACAGGCGCACCAGCCAATCCGAAGTTTGTAACGGGCTTTAAAGATGCGTTGTTCTTTGCAGGACATACTTCTAATAAAGAAGAGATTATCTTTACTGCACCCTTTACCGACAGCGACTTTAGTACAGCTAATGGTGCAGGTAGTCTTCGCATTGACAGTCAAGTAACAGCACTGTTTCCGTTTCGTAACGAACTGATTATATTTGGCGAAGAACGTATATATAGACTGACAGGTAACACAGTTGCAGATTTTGTACTTCAACCAATTACAAGAGATATCGGATGCCTTAACGGCTTTACTGTCCAAGAACTTGCCGGTGACATCATATTCCTTGGGCGAGATGGTCTTCGCACCGTTGCAGGTACCGAAAGAATTAATGATGTTGAACTGGGAACTATATCAGGGAATATCAAAGAACTGTTTGATGACACTGACGTAGATGAATTTGAAAGTATTGTAGTACCGGGTAAGACCCAATACCGTTTGTTCCGTGTAAATACAACGGCAGATACACTAGCGACAACAAAAGGTATTATTGCGGTACGTAAACAACAAGGCTTTGAGTTTGCCACCACAAAAGGTATTCAGCCTTCGTCCACCGATTTTTTTACAACTCAAGGTGAGACATTTGTAATACATGGTGGCTTTGACGGCTATGTGTACAGGCAGGAACAAGGCAACACATTTGACGGTACAAACATCATAGGACGCTATCGTTCACCTGATATGACAATGGGAGATGCCGGTATTCGCAAGAACTTCCAGCGAGTAATTATTAACTACTCACCAACTGGCACAATCAACTCAGACCTGTTCTTGAGATATGACTACGAGTCACCAGATGCAGCTAGACCAGCCGCATATCCATTTGACTCTACAAAGGTTGTAGCACTATATGGAACGTCGCAGTATGGCACAGCCACATATGGTGGTCAGTCAAACCCACTCGTTAGACAGCCTGTAGAGGGTAGTGGCTTTGCTGTAGCCATGCGAGTTGTAGATAACGCTGAGTCATTCCCATACACACTCAAGGGCTTTCAGTTAGAATTTGATGCAGGAGCAAGACGCTAATGGCAGGATATAATAGACAGTCAACGTATACTGACGGCGACGTTATTAATGCGTCCGACAGTAATGACGAATTTGACCAGCTTCTTGCTGCGTTTAATAATAGCAGCGGACACAAACACGATGGCACAGCAGCCGAAGGTCCAGTAATAGGGCTAATTGGCGACCCCGGTGTTACCACTCCAATTAACAAAGTTGTTGTAGATGACACTAACAATCGGGTTGGTGTTTTTGTCGATGTGTCTGGCAGCACAACTGAACAGGTACGTTTTCAGGATGGTGTAATTGTACCTGTCACTGACAATGACATTGACTTGGGTACTAGTAGCCTTGAGTTCAAAGACCTGTTCCTTGATGGCACTGCAACCATTGACACACTGCAGGTGGACGAGAGTGCCACTATTACTGCCAACCTGACTGTCAATGGAAATACTACACTGGGTAATGCAGCTAGTGACACAGTAACCATCACGGCTGATGTTGCCTCTAATGTCATTCCTTCCGCTGACAACACACATGACTTGGGTGCATCAGGTGCTGAATGGAAAGACCTGTACATTGACGGTGTTGCATATGTAGACAGCATTGCGATGCCAACCACAACCGTCACGGACATCCTAGATGAAGATGATATGTCATCTGATAGTGCTGCTGCGCTGGTTACACAACAGTCTATCAAGGCATATGTAGATGCACAAGTCACAGCACAAGACCTCGACTTCCAAGCAGATTCCGGTGGAGCATTATCTATCGACCTTGACAGCGAGAGTCTCACGTTTACTGGTGGCACAGGTGTTGATACTAGCGGTTCAGGTAACGCTGTTACTTTTGCTATTGATAGCACAGTAGCCACCCTCGCTGGTTCGCAGACCCTGACTAACAAGACCATTGACGTAGACAACAACACAGTCTCTAACATCGAAGTAGACAATCTGAAGTCTGGTGTACTGGACACAGACCTGTCTTCTGTTTCTGGCTCAGACGACACTCTTGCTTCTGCAAAGGCTATCAAGACCTACGTAGATGCACAGGTAACTGCCTCTGACTTGGATTTCCAAGCTGACAGTGGCGGTGCATTGTCGATTGACCTTGACAGTGAAACCATGACCTTTACTGGTGGTACGGGTATTGACACCACAGGTTCTAGCAACGATGTGTCATTTGCCATCGACAGCACTGTAGCTACTTTGTCTGGCTCACAAACACTGACTAACAAGACTATTGACGTAGACAACAACACCGTATCTAATATTGAGGTTGATAACTTCAAGGGTTCAGCCATTGTAACTGAATCCGAAGGTATTGGTTCTAGCGACAATGACACCTCTCTACCAACATCTGCAGCGGTCAAGGATTATGTAGACACACAAATTACTGCAGAAGACCTTGACATTACCACAGACAGTGGCACAATTGCTATTGACCTTGATAGTGAAACGCTGACAGTTGCTGGCGGTACGGGTATTGACTCCAGTGCAACCAGTAATACTGTAACACTGGCAATAGACAGCACTGTAGCTACCCTTGCAGGTTCGCAGACATTTACAAATAAAACATTGACAAGTGCTGTACTCAATGGTACAATAAGTGGAACTTCCATTAAAGATGAAGACGATATGTCTTCCGACAGTGCAAGTCATCTTGCAACCCAACAGTCAATTAAAGCCTACATAGATAGTCAAGTTACTGCACAAGACTTGGACTTTCAGGGTGACAGTGGTGGCGCACTGAGCATAGACCTTGACAGTGAGACACTGGATATTGCTGGTGGCACAGGTATTGACACATCAGGCTCTAGCAATACGCTTACTGTCGCTATTGATAACACTGTCACAACTCTGACCGGCACACAAACCCTGACTAATAAAACACTGACTAGCCCGACAATCAATGGTGGGTCACTGTCCAGTGCGGTTACTGCCACAACACAGGCTGCTGGCACTAGCAACACAACTATTGCTACGACTGCTTTTGCACAGACTGCCGCATCAAACGAGGCTGTAGCATTAGCTATCGCACTTGGATAAATAATACTTGACAAGTGGATGATAATCTGGTATAATTATACCGAAATGGAGTAATAAATGGCAAACGCATTTAAACTCGTTACTGATACTGGTGTAGGCACATCTGCTGCTACAATTCACACCGGGGCATCAGCAACCGAAACCACCATCATTGGCCTCACGATTGCCAACATTGTAACCTCACAGATTGAGGTGGATGTTCAGCTTGAGAACAATGACGGCGACAATATCTATCTTATCAAGGCTGCACCCGTTCCTGTAGGTAGTAGCCTTGTTGTCGTTGGAGGTGAGCAGAAGGTTGTCTTGAATGCAAGTGACGTTTTAAAGGTTACGAGCAATACAGCAAGTTCTGCTGATGTGGCTCTGTCTATCTTGGAGATTACCTAATGGCCTATATCGGTGCTGGCATCACACGGTTTAACACAGCAGATGAACTGACTGTCACTGGCACGTCAGAGTTTGGCGGCAATGTAAGTTTTGGTGATAACGACATTACCAATGTAGGCAGTCTTCAGATTGACAGCATTGCCGGTGATGCAGATACCAACACCAACATTACGTTTGCTGGCAGTGATGTAATTACGATGACCACTGCCGGTAGTGAACGCCTCAGAGTGGATGCGTCGGGCAATTTGGGCGTGGGAACTAGCAGTCCAGATGAAACTGCTCAAATCTTTCAAACTGCAACCGTTGGAAATGATTATAACGAAGGCACTCTAAAAGTTGGCGGTTCAAGTGCTGTGTTAGGCTTTCAGATGGGGTATCACTCCATCAGTTCTGGACGTAATGTAATTACATCGTTGAATAATGGTGGCGGCGCAAACCAACGCATCTCAATAGGTTTTGGTGCGGTTAACAGCAGTGGTGAACCAGCGACCAATGTGATGACTCTGAACCAAAGCGGCAACGTGGGGATTGGGGCAGTTGACCCTAATCACGGCAGTCACGACCGTGCGCTACTTGTTAGCAATACAAGCAGCGGCGCACGTTCTGCGATTGAAATTGAAGGTAATTCGTCTAACGCAAACGGCACACTTGTTTTCCTAAACAATGGTTCAACGTCCTGCACAATCGACAGTCGTGGCACAGGCACGATGACATTCAATGATGCTAGTGCTGAAAGGATGCGTATCTCATCGGGCGGCGGCGTAAACATCGGCGGCACTGGCGCACAAGCAAAGTTTGAAGTAAACAACGCAGTCTCGACGACGGGTTCTCTGACCGACACTACAATCAACCTTGCAACAACTGGCGTGACCGGACGCAAGGCAAACATCGGGTTTGGTCTTGCTGGTGGCGTTGCGAACACCAATGCGGCAACCATTGGCTTTGATGTGACCAGCGGTTCGGGTGCGTTGCAAGGCGACTTGTTCTTTTCAACAAGAGGGTCAACTTCAGATAGTGTACCGACAGAACGTATGCGTATTGAGAGCGGCGGAAATATTAAAATTTCCGATAAGTTTAGATTTACTGCTGGTGGCGACTTTGAGGCTCCAGCAACAGGTTTCAGTCAAGGAACCAACAGTAAACAATTTGCCGCTGCTATTATTTATTCGTCTAGAAGTAGCACTTCAGCATCAGCCCACATTGCATTTTACAACTCAAACGGTGAGGTTGGCACAATAACGACACAAAGCTCGTCAACAGCCTATAACACATCCTCAGACCACCGCCTAAAAGAAGCGGTTGTGGATATGACCGGCGCAATCGACCGTGTGAAGGCACTGGCACCGAAACGCTTTAATTTCATTGCTGACCCTGACGACACTACCGTAGACGGCTTTCTTGCACACGAGGCACAGGCTGTTGTGCCGGAGGCTGTCACAGGCACACACAACGAGGTGGACGAAAACGGCGATGCGGTCATGCAGGGGATTGACCAGAGCAAGCTGGTTCCTCTGCTGACCGCCGCCCTGAAGGAAAGCATTGCCAAGATTGAAACGCTTGAAACCAAAGTCGCAGCATTGGAAGGGGCATAAATCAATGGCAAACACATATACATGGGATTTCCCTACACTGGATGTCCACAACACTGCACAGAATGGCCACGACGACGTGATTCAAACTATTCACTGGCGTGTAACCGCAGTCAGTGACTCAGATAAAGACGCAGACGACAACTACCTGACAGCCAGCATCTACGGCACAGCAGGTGTAGACATCCCCGAAGCGGATGATGCTGACTTCGTTGCATTCAACAGCGTGACAAAAGACTGGTGCAAGACCAAGACCCTCGCCAGCCTCGACAAGACTGAGGCAGAGGTACAGGAAATGCTCGACGCACAAATTACGGAAGCGGCATCACCAGCAATGGGCAGCCGTCTTCCATCAGGTTGGTAAGGAGTAAATATGACTGACAATATTATCACTATCGACGGCAAAGAATATGCGCCGGAAGACATGAATGAGCAGCAGACTTATCTGATTAACCAGATTCGTTCCTGCCAGAACAAGGCTACGAACATTCGTTTTGAACTCGACCAAGTGCAAGCTGCACAGAACGTGTTTATAAACGAACTTATCAAGTCCGTACAACCAGACGAAAAAGAGTCTGCAGAGGTAGCATAACATGGCATACTTGGGCAAAACACCATCACAGGCTGTACGTAGTCGGTACTACTTTACTGCGTCAGGCAGTGAGACATCACTTTCTCCATCGGAAGTGACCGGCCTATCATTTACAGATGCGAACTACGTAGACGTGAGCCTGAACGGTGTTGCCCTCGTTAGTGGCACAGACTATACAGCCACGCCATCAACGAACACAATCAGTAGCCTCGCTGCCCTGACTGCATCGGATGTGGTCGAGATTGTTGTCTACGATACGTTCAGTGTGTTTGGCGGCAACGTCAATGGTGACTTCAATATCAGCGGTGGTGACCTGACACTTGGTGACAACGATGCACTGATTTTCGGAGATGGAAGCGACTTTAAAATCTCGCACAATGGTTCTAAAACTAAGCTGGAAGACACAGGTACTGGCAATCTAGAAATCCGTGGCACGAACATTGAGTTTTATTCTGGCGATGGCGGCGAAACACTTGCAAAGCTGACAGACGACGGTGCTGCTGAACTGTATCACAACAATACAAAACGCATCGAAACTAGCGCAACAGGCGTGGACATCACAGGCGGCTTCACCGCAAGTGACGGCTGCACAATCACGACTGCTGATAACAGCCAACAACTTTCCCTTATTTCCACAGATGCAGATGCTAACGTAGGTCCAGAGCTGCATCTTAGACGAAATTCAGCCAGCCCAGCCAACAGTGATGCTGCGGGTGAAATATCGTTTAATGCTAACAATGATGCTGGTCAGGACACAAACATTGTCTCCGTTGATACCAGAATACTCACTGTTGCAGACGGAAACGAAGAGGGTGGGCTTGAAATACGCACGATGAAGGCTGGCTCAATGCGAAGCCGCATCAATATGTACGGAAGCACCACAGTTATCAACGATGACAGCCAAGACATCGACTTCCGTGTCGAGTCTAACGACAACGCTAATATGATTAATGTTGACGCTGGCAATAATCTTGTAGGCATAGGGATGGTGCCAGACACAACGGCACTCACAGTCAACGGTCAAATAGGAACAACTAACGGCACTGAAGGCGCACCAACGCATAGTTTTTATTCCGACGTAAACACCGGAATGTTTCGTCCGTCAGGTGACCATCTGGGATTTTCTACTGGCGGCACGGAACGCCTCAGAATTGATAACGGCGGAAACGTATTAGTAAATCAGACTTCAACAAGTTCTCCGGGCTTTAGCAACACAACAACTGGGCTTTGTTTTTCAGACAGTGGACGAGTGTTTTCTTCCGCATCAGGTGCAGCGTCTAGCTTCAACCGAAACACGAGTGACGGAGACATTATAGTCTTTGCCAAAGACGGCACCACTAGGGGGAGTATTAGGACAGAAGCTAGTGTTCTACAAATTGGCACGAGTGACACAGGTATAGACTTTGAAACCTCTAATAACGCTATTCGTCCTGTTAACATCTCAACTGGGGCTTTGCGAGACAATGCAATTACGTTGGGTCGTCCTGATGGCCGATTTACGATTGTCTACGCTACAACCAGTACGATTAACACATCCGACCAAAACGAAAAACAACAGATTGCCAGCCTGACTAGCGCAGAGATAACGGCAGCAAAAGCCATTAGCAAGTTGTTTAAAACATTTAAATGGAATGATGCGGTTGCAGCAAAAGGCGATGCAGCCCGTACACATACCGGGGTGATTGCACAGGAAGTGCAGACAGCGATGACCGAAGCTGGCTTGGACGCAAGCAAGTATGCGTTCTGGTGCAGCGACACTTGGTGGGAAATAAGCACAGATGTTCCGGCTGTTGAGGCTGACGAGGAAGCTGGCATTGAGGCTCGTGACGCTTATACCCGCACCGACACATATCAGACAGCCGACGAAGCACCGGAAGGCGCAACACAGCGCACTCGTATGGGCATCCGCTACCCTGAATTACTGGCGTTTATCGGCGCAGCAACAGAGCAGCGGCTTGGTGATATTGAAACACGACTTACCGCACTGGAGAACGCAGAATGACACGAGCAAGAGACCTAGCTGACGGTGCAGATAAGGACATCACCGGCACCCTAACGACAGATGGCCTCACTGTTGCTGGCAATGTCAGTGTAGATGGCGGCACTATCAAGCTGGACGGCAACTATCCGACAGGCACAGAGAACGTGGCGTTGGGTAATCAGGCACTTGATGACGGTAGTCTGAGCGGTGGATATAACACTGCGATTGGTCACAATGCGCTATCTGATAATGAGGGCGGTGCCAACAATACAGCACTGGGACGTAATGCACTTGGGTCAAACACCACTGCAAGCAACAACACAGCCTCTGGTTATAATGCTTTAGTTTTGAACACCACTGGTCAGCAAAACACCGCACTTGGTGCTGATTCCCTTTACACCAACGCTACGGGCAACGGCAGTGTGGCTGTTGGCAGACAGGCTTTATACGCATCCACGGCTAGTGACAACACCGCTATTGGTCACAATGTGATGGTTGCAAACACAACAGGAACACTCAACGTGGCGGTTGGCGGTGGAGTCTATGGTTCAACAGGAGGTGCTTTAAGTGCGAATACCACAGGGTCTAACAACACCGCTGTTGGACACTCTGCGCTACGAGCCAACACCACTGGCACCAAGAATTTTGCAGCGGGATATAACTCAGGAATTGGCACAACCACAGGTCAAAACAATACATTCGTAGGGGCAGATTCTGGTTCGTCAAATACAACTGCAAGTTTTAATACCTATGTAGGTAGCACCGATGGAACTTACGGAGGTGCTGGTGGTAGCACTACTGGCGACAGAAACACCTTTATTGGCAACGGTGCTGGTTCACGGGTAACTACCGGCTACAGAAACACCATTTTGGGCCGCTACAACGGCAATCAGAGTGGTTATAACTTCAGCACCGCCAACAATCATATATTCTTGTCGGATGGCGATGGCGTTCCTCGCCTTTATCTAACCGATAGTGGAGACCTTATCGTTCCGCGAGTGTACAATGCCACCACGAGTAATTCAGCAAATGTGCAAGTTGACTCCGTAGGAATATTTCGTAGGTCAACATCTTCTCGCCGCTACAAGAACACCATCACCGACGCCACACACGGCTTGACGGAACTGCTTACACTTCGTCCCATTACCTACAAGGGTAACAACGACGGCGACACTGTTTACGGTGGCTTAATTGCTGAAGAAGTCCACGATGCTGGACTGACAGAATTTGTTACCTACAACGATGACAACGAGCCAGACGCACTCGCATATGGGAATATGGTTTCGCTGTGCATCAAAGCTATTCAAGAACAGCAAGCAACAATCACAGCACTTGAGGCTCGTATAGCTACACTGGAGGCAGAATAATGGCACGAACAACAGAAGAACTCGCACAAGACTACACGGCTATGGGCCACAGCGTTGACCTTATCAATGCAGTAATTGCTGGCGAACAGATGGCAGACGATGACGCCTCTGAACGTCAGGGCTGCGTTGACCGCAATGTCGAACACCTCGAACTGATGGTA